ATGAAAGCAGCAAAAGGCGATGTTAATCACCCTGCTCATCTCTGTATTACCGTCATTGTGACGGCACTGATAACGAAGAAAGACCTCTGCAAGGGAGGAATCCCTCGCCACCTCTGATGTGTCAGGTATCCTCACCCTCCCCAATCACATTAGCCCCGCACTTCCGTACGGGGCCATTTCTGTTAATCCACTCCCACTTTTTTGTTGTACTCGCGGTTAAACCGATCCACGGCAATTTTCATATCCCGCTCTACCGATTTCACCATCGCCGACTGTTGCGCCAGACTGAGAGTACTGTCGGCGTAAATGGCATCACGCTGTTTACGCAAATCCTTCAGTCTCTTCCGGGTATCCTGCATAAGCCCGTTCATCGACAATTTTCCGTTGTTCTCGTCAATGAACGCCGTTCTTTCTGCACCGGTCAGACTCTTCAGCTCTGCGTGATACTGCGCAACCTCTGTCATCCGGTCGTACATCTTCTGCTGGTCAGCATACGGCATCACCTCACCTGAAATTTTCCCCAGGAAGGGCGCCTGCTGCTCCGGTATATCAATACCGTTCAGCGATTTCACCGCCGCATCCGTGGTTTTGGAAATGAAGCGCCCTGTACCACCAGAGATATAGTCAATCCAGTATTTCAGTGATTCCGGCGTGACATCCACCGCGCCGGGACGGTACTGGCTGCCACCTGAGAACGCATTCAGCCAGGATGCAAACGCCTTGTACGCTTCTGGCGTTGAACGTCTTCCCAGCTGGCTGTCAGGTTTTGGTGTACCAAACGGCATGTTCTCCTGGTAAATCTGCGCCCCCATGAAGTTTTCATTCATGGCAAGGTTCGCAAACGGACGCAGAATGGTCGGCGCTGCATTTTTCAGCAATGCCCCGGACACTGTTTCCGACGTCTCACTGCCAATCGGGCTGAATGCACCAAGCACACCACCAACAACATTACCGGCAGCACGGGACGCCGTCAGGTCACCCGCCGCCACACCTTCAGCGGTATGCCCGAGCAGGAAGAAAACGTTGTACCCGTAAGGCAGAGGAATACTCCAGTACTCTCCGGCCTTGCCCCCGAACACCGATTTCATAATGACGAGGTTACGCTCTTTCACATGAGACGGCACCTTGTCATACCAGTTAACCCCGTCATCATCCTCACCCGCCACGCTGCGGTTAAGCGAGCCAAGCAGATAACCTGCTCCCACAGCGGCAAGCGCGATTTTCTGCGGCACATTCAGATTCTTCCAGCGAAGGCGCTCCAGTAAAGGTCCCTCACCATTAAGATGTCCGAGCGTTCTCACCAGATTTGCCGTTCCCTGAATACTGGCGTTGGCGAACATGTACAGCGAGTTCATCAGCGCCCCCTGCTCACCACGACGGTTAAAGTTCACCGTCATGTTTTTGGCAAGAGACGCCGCCTGCTGGCGTGACAAACCGGCATCACGGGCGTGTTTATAAGCTGACAGACGCAGTGCGTTTTCAACCGCGCCGTTGGCATCCTCGACCAGGTTCAGGAACGAATTCCATGCACCGATACTCTGGCCTTTCCATCCCCCCTTCGCCAGTGAGACAAGGCGATCCATTTCCTTCTGCTGGCCTTCAAGATCACCCATGTTAAACCAGCCGGTTTTGCCTCCGTCCTCAACAAACTCTTTCCACACCTTCTGCCACTGTGTACCTTTGCCCGTGAGAGTTTTGCCTCGCAGACTGGCGTACACGGCTGACATTGCAGAACGGCTGTCTTTGACTACAGCCAGGGCGGATAAGTTATCCAGCCCTTTCAGTTTACCGTCGCTCCTTCCCTGCTCCGCCTTCAGGTTCATCACCGCCGTCTGCACGTCACGGATGAAGTTACTGACCAGGAATTCCGGGTTATACGACGTGTTCACCGTTGCCAGGAAGCGGTTAACTTTCCCCAGCGTACGAACAAAGGCATTGCTGGTTTCCGGTCCCATATTCTTCATCGCACGCATCAGGCGCGGATCATGGAGTTTGATGTAGTACGTTTTGCCGTTCTTTTTGGTGGTGAAGTACCGGTCTGCCATCATTGCCATCGGTACAGGGCGTTCGACAACTTCGCGACGGGTTTCACCAGTTTCCTGGTCCTTGCGCTCTGCAATCGTCCGCATGGTATCCGGTCTGTCATCGGTGAATACCTGCCAGTAATCCTTGTCGGGATTATCCTGCACCAGTTTCAGGAAGGCGTTACCCACTTCGTTTTTGCGATGGCGGATCAGCGATTCGCTCAGGTCCTGTATCGCCTGAGTGGACGGAGACTGTGCCCGGGATGCACGCCCCATGGCCTGCCTGCTTTCACGTCCGCCGATGGTGAAGCCCTTACCTGTACGGGGCAGTGACACCACACCGTCAACATCCTGACCTTTCAGGGGAACGTAGTAACGGTAGGCGTTCTGCCAGGCATCCACCACACCGTTCTCTTCAAGTCCGGCCTCACGGATAAGCTCACGGCGACGGGCCAGCATATCGTCAATAATCCCTGCCAGACGGTCATACTGTGCCTGTTTGCCACTGTTACGTACACGCTGCATGATTTCCGCCGCTTCCGCGTTGGTCATCCCCGAACCGCCGTCCGGCATTTTCGGGTTGATTTTCGCGATATGCGCGTTACGTTCCGGCGCGTGACGGGCGTAGAGGTACTCATCCAGATCGGCCTGCGCAATTTTGTAGTCCGCCAGTAATTTAGCCAGTGGCTGAACGTAGCGCTCCTTCATCACGTTCAGGTCGTTTTCCGCCTTCCCGTGGAAGAGTTCTTCCGCCATATAAGCGTTGTTACTGTCGTCTATTTTTCCGCCAGTTTTACGGATGTTCTCCTGAACAGCTTTCAGCACCTGGAATTTATCCTGCATCTGGCGCACAAAACGCGATGCAATTGTCTCTTCCGGTGTCAGACTGCTGGTGCGGGAGTAATACGGCCCCTTGCGAATATCCTCAGGATGTAGTACTTTAAATCCCGAAGAGCCGTTGATGGTGTTCTCCTCGGGCAATTGGAGCCCGACTGAATGAAGCCAGTCAGCGGCTTTTTCTTTATTAAAATATAGTAAGTCTTCATCCAGTTGTCTTTGCAGCGCGCTTCTGTTGTCCTTTCCATAAACGCTCGCAATTTTATTAACCTCCATAAATGCCTCTTTGGCTTTCATGTGTATGGCTACCACAACTGGTGCACCTCTTCTGTCCTTAGCCTCAATCAAAGTTACCAGTGAGTCATGTTCCGTCTTTGATGTCATCACCGCAACCGGGTCGGCAAGCAATTGCGGTAAGTCAGCCATCGTTTCAACAGAAACATAGTGCTCACGTAATTCTGGTCTGGTGGCCTTGTGAACCACATGAGCTGGCATAACCAGCTCTTTATTTGGTGCGCCAAGTGCTCTTAACACTGGCGGAGTGTCACCAACCCGCACCTCTCCACCTCGTGGAACCGATTGTAATCCGGCAATGCGACGCACTTCTGAAGCAAACTGCTTTGCATCATAGGTATCAGCCTTAAACGGATCCAGCTTACCGCTACGGGAGTACTGAGACGATGCGCCCGAGCCATCCTCACGCGGCGTGTAACCTTCCCGCACACGCTGGCCTAACGTACGGATGGTCTCGCGAACAAGTCTGATATCGTTCAGTTCCGTCGGCTTCAGTAACCCCGTACGACGCAGTACCCCTTTGACCAGGGCAACAACACGCTCCCATGCCGCCACGAATTTATTCGGCTGTTTCTCTGCCATATGCGCCAGAAATTCACCCGCCTGCACTTCCGGTGATTCCTTACCATAGGACGCATCAACCTTACGCCAGGCTTCACGGATGGTGGCGTTATCACTGTCACGGGTTTTCAGCACGGTCTTAATAATCGTCTGATATTCCGCTGGCGTGACAACATGCTCCATGGCATGGTGGATAATCTCGTGACGCAACTTCTCGCGTACGGTCCGCCCGTCAGGGATGTTATCCGCCACCAGGACAATTTCTCGTTTATCCGGACGATAGAATGCGTGCACCCTGCCGTAACCGTCGAACGATTCACCCGCCAGCGCTTCAGCCTCTTTCTGTGACTTCACCACACGGACCTTCAGGTCACTGTCCTTAATGCCGCTCATCACGCCACGGGCAACCGCTTCAACCTGCGGGACCGGGCTGCCTTTGGCTTCCTTACTGCGATTAACATCCGAAATGAGATTACCTTCAGGTGTGCGGGTCACGCCCTTACGGGAATAAAACGCAACGCCCTTGTCCGTCTCACGGGTTTTCAGGGTGCGGAACAGGTGATCGAATGCCTCACGAATACCGCCATCCAGTTCCGCATTCGTCGGATAAGCCCAGGTGTTATCTGTGTTGTGCTCAGGTGCCTTACGGATATTGACCAGATAATCATTCTCCACGCCAGCCATACGCGCCTTATCCTGAACATAACGCTCAAAGGCACGCGCCGCCATTTCAACATCCGTTGACCAGTACGGTTTTGAGCGCACCTCATCAAGAAGCGCTGAACGACGCGGCATGTCACTGTTTTTAATGGCCTGAATCACACCTTTAAAAGCGTCGTAAACCTCCTGACGTACCGGATATTCAGCATCAACATACCTGCCGTCTTTAAATATGCGCCTGACACGCTGTGCTTCCGTCATAAAGTCGCCACCTGACGTAATTTTCCCGTCATTGGAAACGTCATAACGACCAAAATAATTATCCAGAGAATGGAACCATTCGTGCGCCAGCGCACCCGGTCCGTTACCTTTTGTCAGGTTGATTGCCACCTCACCCGGCTCATAGTGTGCTGCCGCCTTACCCTTACCACGGGCACCAAATGCCAGGCCAAGACGACCGTTCAGGGAAAGCGCTTTTGTCGGTACATTCAGTACTTCCGCAAGGTCATGCAGCGAGTCATAAGCCCGGTTCAAATCAGCCTGACGACGCGGACCTTCCACGTAGTTACCAAACTGCACACCACGGAAACCAAACGCATCACTGAACTGCTCCGGTGAAACATCCCCTTTACGGCGTTCTGGTCCGGTACGGTCGCGGTTGGTGGCGTTACGCTGCTCCTCACGCGAAATCTCCCGCATCTCCTTCACATGACGAATAAGCTCATCACGATGTGAATCAATGTACTTACGCGCATCACTGGCTGACTTAAAGCCACCTCTCACCCGCATTTTGTTTTTACCGTAAGCGATAAAAATATCGCCACTGCGGGTATTCCGGTAAACGTCAAAGCGGATTTTGTCATCCGGTGACGGTGCTGTTTTTTCATCACCTTTCGCCTGTGATTTTTCCTCCTGCTCTGCAAACCAGACTTTCGCCTTTGCCAGTAATTCATCCCTGCTTTCCGAGAAAAAGAGGTTACTCCCCTTATTGTCCTTATTGCGCAGTGAATAAAGTTTCTGTGGCGGATCGTAACGCTTCCCTCCTGCCGCCTGATACACACCCGATACCACCCGATAAGCAGAAGCCTTGTCCATCTGTGAGGGTGGCAGAGTACGTAACAGTTGCCAGGTATCCGCGTAACGGGAGGGCATTCTGCCTTCCATCCATTCTGCGAGGCGTTTCGCGCTGACTGTTCCGTTCAGCATTTCCGATACACTGTGTCGTACTTTTTTTACGCTCTCCCCCCAGCCTGCCGTATTGTGTTTCGTCTTCGCCGGAATATCGCTACGATACAGCGCTATCATTGCCAGGGTGTCAGCATCGGCACCTTCGTTCGCCAGTTTTGCGTAGTCCGGTTTCGGGAACAGTTTGCTCAGCGGCTGCGTGGCATAATCCCTGTCTTCCAGCGTTTTACCCAGTGTTTCGGCAAGCTGTGCATAACGGTGTTTTGCCGCGCCCTTAATCTCCTCGCCAAAGTCTTCAATTTTTTTGCCCCTGACTTCACCTCCGCGTGCGGCACCTTCACCATCAGTAGCAGCAACTGTTTCAGACTCATGAGCTGTTGTTTCAGCATGCGGGATGTCGCGATCTTCTCCGGTCTGTCGGCGTACTTCTGCCTGCTGTGCCAGCTCAGGTAATGAGTTGCGAACAGTTCGGGGAAGTGATTCAGGCTGAGGCATACGAACATTACGCGCAATGTCAGGAGCCGGTAGCCCTTCACGTACCGGTGCTGTCGCGTTCTGCGCATCCGGTGACGGCAGACCCCGACGAACCGTTTCACCCTCGAGCGTTTCCCCCTGGCGACCAGCGGCGTTTTCCGGTGCCGGAGCTTGTCCTTTCTGGAAACTCTGGCCCTTAACCTCACCGGTTGTGGTAAAACGACTACCACGTCCGGCCTGATTCTCATCCGGCGTACGCGCCACCTCTCCCGGTAACGGATATCCCTGTCCGGGATGAATATCGCCGGGAGCGGGCAGGCGTGGACGCTCAGTTAACTCCTGTGCTGTCGGATCGGCATCACCTTCAGCCATCTGTGAACGTACAAGCTCCTCTGCCGTCGGCGCGTTGCCACGGGCAAGGCGGGCCTGTACCTCCGTATCATCCCCCGTGAAACCACGGAATCGCGGGTCACGCATGAACGCGGGCTGCTCCATCGGGTCAGCATCAGCAATACGCTCTCCGTCAGCCAGGGTGTTAATGGTTTCCGTTGCCACATCTTCAGAGAACGCAGGATTATCCATTTCAACGGCATACTGATTCTCGCCTTTCTTCACTACGGACGGTTTCAGACCGGTGGCGGCGGCATTACGGAAAACATCACTCCCCATGGCGCTTTTCTCATCCGTGAAATAACGGTTGTCCGGGCGCACCTTTTCAATGCGTTCCGCTGGTCTGGACGCACCATTCCCGTTAATTTCAATGCGGACTTCATTCGGGTCCCGGAACCGCACCGTCGGGTAAATGCTCCCGTTACCATCCTCCGCATTTTCAGGCTGTGACTGTGCTTCCGGCGTCACTTCCTGTTGTGGGCGAATGACTTCTCGTATTGCCTGAAACTGTTGTTCTTCAGTCTCGGTGCGCCCCTCTTTCTGGCTGAGTCTGCGGTATTCCTCAAGCAGTTCAGAACGCGGCTTCGCCTTCAGCTCATTCATCACAGCCTGTCGCTTCGCCTGTTCGTCCAGTTCATTCAACAACTGGCTGGCAGCTTCCCGGCGATGAGCTGCGGATACGTCACCCTCTGTTGCCATATCCGCATCAGCATACTGCTCCAGAAGCTGCTCGCGATTCATGCCCTGCATGGATTCACGCTGCTGCGCCACCGGATCAACAGATTCTGGTTGCGGGGCTGCGTCGTCCTGCTGCACGGTTTCAGCATCACGCATGGCGGTTTCTTCTGCGGCCTGACGTCTGCCACGATATCCGGCAACCGCACCGAATGGACCGCCCATCGCAGCACCAAAAACAGTGCCTTCAATCCCTGCGTCAGTCACCCCCTCCCATGGCGATACATCCATTCCGGCGGTCTCACGCAATGCCATGTTTTCCTGATAGCGCGAATAGGCGTTCTGTGCCCCGTTAATTACGCCCTGTTCCGTGGCATTTCTGACAATGCCGCTTTTAACGGTCTTCGCTGTGCCTCGTGTCACCAGATTAAACAGTTGTGCGTCACCCAGTTTTGCCGCCATGGCATTCACAGCCAGCAATTCAGGATCGGTTGCCAGCTGCGCGCGCACCTCATCGGCAACACGCTCTTTTGCCAGATCCATTTTCTGGCGATCAGTAAGCTGTGCGTGCTGCGGGTCGGCGTCAATGGACAAAAACGTCTGCTGAAATTTCGGTGACTGCGCCAGCTCAGAGTAATCCGCATTAAGAACAGCATCTGCTGCCGCCATTGCACTCTGCCCCTGTGCACTGGCTGTGGAATGGGTGATCAGGCCCGCCTGGAATAAATCCGGCATTTTTTTATCGACAGCTTCTGCTGCCAGTGCCGTGGCTCTTTCCGGCTGCATCCCTGCCGCGATGTATTTTTTCTCCAGCCCGGCGGTCAGCATTTTTCGCAGTGTGACATCACCCACCTTTTTAGCCACACCGCCAGCAACCATATCAGGTACAAGCGCACCAATCAGGTTTACACCCTTCGCCACCCAGACCGCAGAATCATCATAGCCTTCGGTCATCGGCGTATTCAGCGCACGAACAGCACCCGGCGACATCTTACCGGTCAGCCATTCATCAGTGGCTTCAGCACCATCACTGACAGCCTTACCGGTTGCCTTCAGACCTTTACCGACAGTATCAGTAACCGCGTTTTTGCCATCAGGCAGGGTATCGATGACCTCATCAGCCCCCCTGCTGCCACCGGCAAAAATATCCTGCACAGTTGCGACACCCGGCAGCCCCATACGGCTTAACTCATTTAAAATACGCGCCCCTGTTTTTACCGGGCTTTGAATCATCGCATCACCGAGTCCACGGGCCATTTCCCCTGTTCCCCGGACGGACTGGGCGAAACCTTTACCCATTGTTGGCAATACATCGCCCAGGCTGAACGACGTACTGTTATCCTTCCAGCGATTCGGATCAGAGAAAAATGCTTCATAGCTGTCAGTTTCGCCGGGTTGCTGAATGTTCAGGCTGTTACGATTCTGGTTACCGAGTTGCGCCTCAGGACGCTGTTCCTCTGAATAGGCCATACAGACTCCATAAAAAAACCCGGCACAATGGCCGGGCATCAGGAAATGGTATTAATGGAATATCGTGAATTACTGGGCGTAATTCTGTTTCAGTCCACGGATAAACTGAGATGCAGATGAAGCACTTTCATCTCTGGCCTGTTCCCCCCTGGCCTTTTGAATACGGAGAAAATTCGCATACCCGTTCTCCAGCAATTTCTGATTCTGAGGTTCCAGCATTTCAGGCTGACGGGCCGCTACATTTCTGGCAAATGACAGCTTATCAGGATCATCTCCCGCCCAGTTGATAACCTGTTGCTGAAGTTTTTGTTGCTGAATTTTCTGTTGATGCGGTTGTGAACCAGTCGCAGCATAATATTCATCCACCGCAGCCTGAGCATTACCGCCATTCTTGATCGCGTCCGCCGCTACGTTGCTGGCCCCCTTCTGAAGCTCTTTCAGAGAAAGTCCCTGCTGCTTCGGCATAAAATAACCATAATTTTTCGATATCTCTGCAAATTTGCTGCGATCCCTGACCTGAGCGATAGCCTTATCAACGGGTATCGCCAGCACGGTTTGATCATCAGGGTGCGCACTGCCGTATTCTGTTACAGGTTTATGCGCGGTGGAGCCATCGCTGTATGTGAGATCAAGGCCAATAAGTACGTACCCTTCCTGCTGCGCCGGTACGATACTGCCAATCCTGGCCTCTTTTATCGTTTTCTCCCCGGTTGAATCAGGCATGCCAATACGCTGTTGTAGTTCCGGGGCAAACACGCCGGAAAGCACATCGAGATTTTCCGGGGTATTCAGCGAAGCAATCGCCCTGTCCGGCTTATCATCAAAGATTTTCTGCAGGTTGTTCACGGCCTGACCCGCTTTCGCAGCATAGCCTACCGTTGACATCATCTTAAGCGGATTGGCGTCCGATAATTTACCGAACAGATGAGAAGCCGCATCATGGTCACCCGCATCAATCGCTTTTCCCAGCGCCGCCATCACAGGCTGATCGCGCGCCAGCATATCGTTATACTCAAGCCGTCGCTGGTTGTATTTCTGCAACTGGAGTCGTTGCTGTTCCATCCCCAGCGACGCATTCCGGTAATTCTGGTTGGCGTTAAACTCCCTTTCCTGCAGTGTGTAATTGCGGTCATCAACTTTGGCTCTGTAATCAAAGTTCCGCTGATCAACGTCTTTATTATGTTCAAACTGAGACTGGGCAAATTCAAAATCGCGCTCGTTATTTTTCTGTTGCTGAGCAAGCTGTGCTTCTCGCAAACCAAGCTCCTTACGACGGGTCATTGCCTGATCAACAGTGCTGAATCCGGCAAGTAACCCCTGTGCAAATCCGCTCATTCACCACTCCTTAAAACAAAGCGCCTGCAATGCCGCCAATTACTGCACCAGCAACAGCGCCGACGGCTGTCCCCACTACCGGTACTGCTGAACCAACAGTCGCCCCGATAGTGGCCCCCGTACCAATGCCCGTACCGATATTCTGTTTTTTCTGAGCTTTCTGTTGAGCAGCCAGTTGTTTATTTGATGCCTCAATATCTGTACGTCGTCTGTCTGCGTCACTTATTCCCTGTAATGCCTCACGCCGCGACTGATTTGCAATATCCAGTAAACCGTATCCCATATTGCCCCCTTACGCTGCCACCAGTTGTCCGCCAACACTCAGTTTCTGTCTTGCCGGTGCAGAAGCCCCCGTCAGAATATTCATCTGGCGATCCTGTTCGGCTTCACGGATACCATTTTTCGAGCCAGCAATTGCCAGGGCATTACGTAACCCCAGCGTATTACTGTCGGGATTATCCGGGCGGTTTACCCCGTATCTCGCCATCTGGTTATCCTGCGCCATCTGCGCTGTACGGAGACTGGAAGTGGCAAGGCCTCCCACCCGTGCAAGCTGTGCATTCATCAGACTGTTGTTCTCCCCAAGGTCAGCCAGCCTTGCTACACGGGGTAAATATCTGGTGCGCCAGTCGTCGTATTGCTGGCGGGTCAGCGCTGCGGATGTCTGCCAGTCCCCCTGAGGGCGGGCTGCTCCGGTATAACCGTATCTTGCAAGTGTTTCGTATTTACCGTACTCCATAATCACAGTCTCCAGTTCTGAGCCTGATGCTGAATGGCATTAGCGCCGGTGCCAGGTGTTTTAGCACCGCCACTTCCTCCGCTACCGCCAGCCTTATGCATCGCATATGCACCTGCCGCACCCAGACCAGCGCCAACAAGAGAGGCTCGCCCCTGCTGTTTCGTAAACGCCGCCTGTGCATCCGATTTAGCTTTTGCCAGACTGCTGTCTGCCAGAGAGTTAAAACTCTGTAACGCATCCGCCTTCTGACCAGAACCGAGAGCAGCAACATCCTGTAGCCCGGCAACATACTTATCTGCCTGCGACACCTGCCCCCGTGTGGTTGTGTCAATCTGCCCGGTCACCTGGTCGCTTTGATTTGCATCCATTACCGCATTAAAACGACCACTGGATGGGTCAACGCCGGACTGAGCAAGATTACCCGCCAGCTCCCTTCGCGCTTCACCAAACTGTTTCTGATAACCAAGATTTGTTGTGCCAGCAATATTGTCGTACTGCTGCTCACTGTTAAGGTCATCGACCTTTTCCATGAAGTTATCTTCTGCCGGACGGAGGATTTTTTGATAATCCTGCCACCCTTTCCAGGCCACTTCTTCCTGTGCTATTTGCGCTGCTGTTGGTTTTACTTTGGTATCACCACCGCCTTTACTTCCACCCATAATGGCCCCCTGGATAACAAAAAACCCTGCCGGAGCAGGGTCAGAATGTGAATTACAATGTTGGTTTAAACACAATGATGAAAACTGTAGCAGTCAGACCGCTATCCTGAACACCATGAAGCCATCCTCATCATCCGGCATTCGCTCAAAGCCCAGACGTTTTCCCAGCCGGATAAATCCCCGCCTTGCCGTATGAAATTCAGCCCAGCGTCCGCCAGCCAGACGGGTTAATGTCTTCACCTCCGGCAGATAACGCTCAACGCTGTTACTCCCCGTACACACGCCCAGCAACACCAGAACATAAGGGATACCATCAGCACTGAGCACAGAACGCAGCACCAGAAAGCCATCAGGTGCCTCAAAACAAAACGCCTGCTTTTTAAGGCAGGCGTCTTTAACTTCATTCATAAATTCAGGGTTGCGGGAATTTCTCACAACACGCTGCATATACCGGAGAATTTTTTCACTCACACTCTCACCACAAAAAAGAACAATGCGGCTATACTGTCTTTAGCTACAGAAGGATGACGGAGAACGCTTCCGACGACCAACACGGCTGGCGTTCTCCGCAAAAAATAAATTACCAGCCGACAGACATACCCGCAGCAACCCCTGAACCGTTCTGGGTATCCCATGAAGCATTCAGACGTACAGCAGAATTTTCAGTGGTGCGGAAGTGCATACCTGCTGCGATAGCCTGCTCATCACGGTAGTTACTTGCAGCCATACCAAAGGAGTACGTTTTACCCTCAACAACAGGAATGGCAGTCATCGCCATTGCTCCTGCAATACCTGCATCTGCACGTTTACGGTTTTTCTCCACCTCATCACGTAACTGTCGGAATTGCTGATTAGTGCTACGCTCAAGGGTACTGACCCGGTTATCTGTGTAGGTATTAGCAGACTTCAGTGTCTGTGCATCACCCTGAATACGGGCATTCTCTTCTGCAATACGATAGCGCTCTAACTGACCATAGGTTGCGGCATCCGCAGCCTGAACACCATCACGAAGCCCACCAATTACACGATTCCCCACATTAACTTCATCGGGGCGAGTGGTCTGAGAGTTAGCCCCTACAGCAACACTGTTCGTATAGTTTGCAGTGGCGTTGTAACCTACAGCGGTTGCATTCTCTCCACCTGTAATTGCCCCTCCACCAACCTGAGTTTCTCCAGAACCCAGTGCAGACAGACGAGCGTGGATATCCGTTACATCTTCAGCAAAAAGTACGGTATTAATGGTGCTCCCTGGTATTACAGACTTAATTTTAATCTCATAAATATATTCACTAATTTCAGGAACATGTCTTGAATATGTTTTCCCATCAGTACCTACTGTCGTGACAAGCCCCTTATCATCTGCACTAAACAGAATTTGATTTGTTTTTGTATTGACAAAATAAGCGACCTTGTTTGCATAGTCGTAATAAGATGCTATTTCACTACGTGGTGCTAATAACTCTGTGTTAGTCAAACCAGATTTACCGGCATCGTAAAGAGAATATTTCAAATATTTACCAGCCGTATTTTGTATATCCACACTGGCAGGTCCTGTTATTTTACCATTCTCAACCTTTACTATACTGCCATCCTGGTAACCTTTCCCTGGAAATCCGAGGTCATTCCAGAACGAATTTATATCTGCATATTGTTTACTTTTCAGAACATCAACAGTTATCCCATTATAAGGTGAACCACTAATGCCTGATGAGTTCGCAGATGTATCTACTGCATATGCGTCTGCAGAAAATACCGACAGGCTTAATGCCGGAACGAAAGCTAACAATAGCTTACCTGTCATTTTCATGATGTTTATCCCGTGTTAATTATGTCATAAATGCATCGACATCCGGGAACACGGATGTCGTCAAGCATAATACTCACAACCACAAAATAAATAAAATAATAAAAAACAACAAGTTAAGATTTATTAATATTTAAAATTATCAAAATACGGAACACATCAAAAATTTATATACACACCGCCAAAAAGACTTAGAAAAAACAAAACATTTCCAATAGTTATTATTTCCCATTCACACATATCCCCTCTCTCGGCCTGTCCGGGATTGGATGAAAGACACTCTACAAACGGGTGCCATATCGACTGAACCTCAGCAACCAGTTGACGGGGACTTTCGTCCCCGTCGCGGTTTTCCTACTACTTACACTGTAAGAACGCCGCAAACTCCGCTCCCCACAAATTCAGCCGGAACTCACACAACGAGCCGTGTAACATCCAGATGGTGAAGATAACCGTCATACAAATTGTGACGGTGATAAGCGATTTTTGCGACATAGCGCTTGACTCCTTTTACAGAGAGGCGCTAACCTTCTACTTGCTTAAGGTATGATGGTTAGGGCCTCGGGTTAACGTTAAGTTGACTCGGGGCCTTTCCACATCAGGCCTTCAGGTTCTCCCTCCAGCCATCAGCCGAAAGGCACCCACGCATAATTTACGGTTTTTGCCCTGTACGGGCAATAAAAAACCCGCCATCACAGCGGGTAGTAAACGGTTACCGGATACAGATCAGAATTTCAGGCCAATGCCAGCAGTAACTCCACTCGTGCGCCAGTCGCCAGAGCCGGAACCTTCGTAAGCCACATCCAGTGTAACACTCTCATTCAGGTTAAACTGTGCACCTGCAGCCCACGCAAGGGAGTTTTTTTTCGTGCTGTTGCTTTCAGAAAATCCGCCACTACTGCTAATATTGTCCTTAATTTTCAGGTCAGCGGTAACTTTAGCAACGCCCATCCCTGCCATCGCATATAAACTCATGTACTGATTAACCCGCCATGAAGGCCCCGCTAACAGACTCCAGTAATTCGCCCTGATATCCGTTCTGGCAGAAGCTGCCGGATTCTTAATCTTCCTGCTATGATCGGCTGACTGCACATCAATAAATGTCTGTGAGTTAGTGAGAGAACGCGTCCATGTAAAAGAGGTGATAACGCCAAAATCATCCGTTATCTCGTAGCGATACCTGATATTAATGCCCTGTGGATTTTTATCCTTGCCTTCATATCCACTGACCCGACCATCTGTATATTCGCCCAATGAAGAAAAGTAGTTTCTGTTGACGAAATGACTGAAAGTCTCCCTGTTATGAGCAGTCGCATCCTTTACAAAATCCTTCAGTCCCGGAAACTGAAAGTGCGCATACCCCAGAGAAATTGTATGGTCTCCTTCTGCTGCATGTGCTGGCATGGCTACCATGCTCGTCCCAATAACTGCACACGCAATAATCTTATAAATATTTTTCATTTTTAGATTATTCCTGTTATTAAAAGGTACAGTAATGTGCGATTTTCCTTTATTTAATATAAATATAAATCAAATATATTGTATCGATCTGACAAAAAGTTTTTATTAATATAGATTTTCTTATCAATCATACATTGATGCATTAATAACCAGTACCTTATCTATATATCTGGAAAAGTTAGACCATGAGGCAGCACCAGAATAATGTTCACAGGAATATATTTTATTTCCTGTAGCACAGGTGGATGTGGTGTAAATCGGTTGATAATAAGGTGCTACATACTGGCTATGATACCCCACCAGTGCCGGCATAATTGCACATGGATACCCAAGGTCCTTTTCAAATCCGACGTCAACAGGTATTAACTTCGCGTCAAGCAGCATCATTTCGCCATGATAAATCATCTCACCGTCCGGGTTATACATGGCGATACCATACTCAGAAGGTGGAGTAACCATATTTGCGAAAGCATAAACCGTCGTAACACCAGGGTTCGTTCCCCTGACAATTACATGAAGCCTTAGTGCATGATATCCATCAATCTGTTCATGCGTGTACATGACATCGGCCTTCTTCTCTGTTCTGATAAAGAAAAAACAACTTTTGCCTGACGGGATTGATGTTTTAAAAAAAGACTTTTCAGTCGCCGGTATGGTGCCTTTGTTGATCAGACACTGCGGCGTAAAACCTGGACTTATCCATACGCTGCCATCCGGCTTCATAATGCTCAAACCATACATGACACTTATCCCCAGAATGTATAAATATAAGATCCCATACCCTGCTCAAGATTCGACCACGTCACCGTATTGCCATTAATGGTTATCTTCGGTACTTTCCGATCCGCAAATACATTATTCCAGGGAAATAAACAACATACAGCCTGCAATGATTTCCCGTCGGGTTTATTCGTGTACGTCTTTGAGCCAGACTCCGCTGTAAATCTGTCCAGGAAAAATACCGGAGTCAGCACGCCCGTAACATTAACGTTATTTCTGTTATAAATGGCAAAACCGTATTCCAATACTCACCTCCTGATCAGCGTAATCTGCCTATGCGAACAGCCAGTCGTCCATTCTGATCATAAACCTCAATTTTATCATTGCGGATCACCAGTCCTACATTCTGATTAGAGTAACGAATTGTCAGTTGCCCTTGTGACGTAACACTGAAAAGGCCTCCAATATTCAGGTTACCCTGAGAATCAACCTGAAAGTTTCCGTTCTGAATAACGGCACTCCGGATAACTGGCGAAGTGATACTTACCCCGGCTTTTACTTCATCCGCCACAACCTTCCGCGATACCAGTGTTTCAATCACTGCGTCATAAATCATCGCTTTCGGGATCACTACCTTGCCACCTGATACCGCAAACGGATAGGCTGTGTTATCCGGATTATTTGGGTCAAAGACAAACAACTGCGACGCAGAAATTGCAACCTGACTTACAGGCCTGCCTTCACTGTCTTTTCCGGCGACAATCCCGATCCCCGCAGTGATGCCATCAACTCCCGCTTTTTTTGACCACATCGCAAGGAAGGCCTCACCGCCTTCTTTATCCAGTTTAGTGATGCGCTTGTCGACCTCATTAAGCGATTCACTGGTTGACGAATCCAGTGTGGTTATGCGGGTTTCAATACCACCAATCGTTCTTGTCGTTTCTTCCCTGAGAGTCCCTACAACTTCGGTTGTCTTAATTGCAGCATCCTTTACAGCCTGCCCCTGCGCGTTTTTTATTTCTTTACGCAGCTCGGACACAACCGGCGACTTTGCAGCCTCATCGCGGATCTGGTCAATGATGGCCTTCACACCGATCTGTGTTTGTGCCTGTGTGCCTTTTTCACCATTCCATGGACCTTTCACTCCTGCCGCGTTAACAAAACGTATCCAGTAAAATCCCGACCAGCCAGGGTCAACCGGATCGCCATAAACCTGCCCGGGAGTTGTGGCAACCAGTACCGCATCCGCAAGGTCATCTTCCGTACCCCGCCAGATTTCAGTCAGTGAGTGTCCCCGATAATTTGGCATATCCCATTCCAGAAGAACTGAACCAAATCCTCCGGTCGCCTTAAAATTCAGCGGTTTTGTGGGAAAATCAACAACCATTAAGGTACTGTCAATATCAAGACCCGGATTCAGTGCATATGAGGCACCACCCGATGTTCGACGCCGGGCGAGTTTAAGACCAACCAGTTCCTCACGGGTCACAAATGCGTGACGTCCGTCACCACGCTGCCCGGTGCCAATTTCCATATTCTCCACAACAGTGGATAAATCCTTCCCCGCACGCCACGGTTTTCTGGTCATACCGGCATCTCCGACATTGATGTACTCAGGGTTATTCGTTCCACCTGCCCGAATCCGGATACCATCACCTGCCAGTTTTGCCCGGTTGCTGCCGGAAGTCTCACCACACTTCCCTTAAACGTACCCGGCGCAAAATGAATCACAGGAACATCATCAGCCATAATGGTGATCCCCACCCGCTCAGGCGCCGGAGATTTCACCCTGATACAGGAAAAAGAGGTTCTTTCAGGTAATGAAAAAATTTTTGAATGCCACCTTATCGTGGAGGGCAGCGAGCCCCCGGCAAGCACTGACATTTTGTCTCCTGTCACCACGCGCATCATATCTTTCGCGAGATCAACCCATGCGCAGTCAAACGGTGTACTGAGATAACGGATATCCATGTTCACCGGACTGAATACAAACACATCCTGCTTACCATCCGGTTTCGTGTAACAGGCAATGTACTCACCACGCCAGGAATAAGCCACAATGGACGCCGGGTTAAACTGACTCTGCCACTGTTCAGGTGAAATAATCTTTTCCGTTGCCAGTGCTGTATTACCGTTTACATCAACAGATACCAGACCGTTTGTCCCGGCATAGAGTACGAATCCCTCCATCGCCACCATACTTCTTCGGCTCAGGCATGCCTGCATGGAAGGAATTCTGGAGCCAGAAATTGTGGAAGGCGATACACCACTGAACAGATAAGGCTCCCCCTTTGTCGCCACCACCAGTGACGTTCCCAGCGGACAGATAGCCACAATATCTTCTGCCGTCGTGTGACGATTCACTTCCGGCCATGCATACGGCAGATACGCTTCCGAAAACATCACTTCATTACCGGCAAACCCGGCGGCAATACCATTAGCCATCAGGCAAAGGCCTGTCATATTCTCTGGCGGCGGCAGGTAATCCCATGTCGCCAGAGAAGGTCCAAGGTTTTTCCCCGGTATTTTGTCCGTGTAACTGAGCACGGATGCATCCAGTTCAGCCACAAGTAAAAAATCCGCTTCTCCTCCACCTGATGCAGAGCGATAAATCCGGCGGCGTTTAATACTGGCATTCTGCAATGGCACCGGAGACAGCGTCAGCTGTACCGCAGTCCCCGGAGTACGGAGTGTTACCTCCAGAGACGCCGGACCTGGCGGACCTTCTTCACCATAATCTGAGACAAAGGTTTCCGTATAAAACCGGGTTTCGTCATCATTCGGGTTATCGTCAGAAACATCACCGCCCTGCTGAACAGTACAGACAGGTGCTGTCGTCGGCGCGGGGATCCCCAGACGATACGATGATGTCGGGTGATTCCCGTCCCCTTTTGTGGCAATGGTCGCATCCGTCACTTTAGGAAAACGCCCGTCAGTGTAGTAAATACGCCCGTGGGAGTCCTGAGCGACCGGACTGCGGATCACATCCACCACATCCGTCCATGCAAACCAGAAATCGTCACGGTAATGAAAAATGGTTTTCGGCTTAATCGCGAATGTTTTCTCAGCCTCTGACATCTGGTGTTCAGGCGTGATCACTCCATAGCGAAAATGACAGTTTTCTGCCAGTACAGCAGAATGATCCGGCAGCATAGATGCAATAACGCCTGGCATCATCCCGCGCATAGTGGTTATATCGATATAAGGCATGGTTGTCTGGTATCCGAAAATTTGAATGGCAGGTGAGTCACTGAATTGAGAGTTTAAAGGCGGCATACAACTGCGCCTGTGCAGAATACAGACTTCCTGAAATCTGAAAAATTACTCTTATCAGAGAAGAGCGTCAGGAACACGATCGGCATCACTGTTTCTGCAAACTTCCCTGTGGCAGTCTTTATTCGCCATATAACGTAGCACTAAAGGTCTTCATTAATTTTTCCAGTATAGTTAATACTCCTTGTACCGGGGGTGGTGATACCCCCGCTTTTTTCGTTATCCCTGTTCCCTTAATCACACTGCCAGGCGCCACAAAACACATCAATTGTGGCTGGTATGGAAACACCAAAAACTCTCACTTCCGGAAATCTGAAAAATTATCCATATCAACAGGATGCTCTGGAAATGAGACCGGCATCACTTTCAGGATTAACTTTTCCGTGGCACTCTGTATCCGTGTAGGTAAGGTCTCTTCACAATAATTACATAATCAACGCAGTTCATGGGGGAGGTGATGGCCCCCCATCTTTTTGTCTGTTATTCCTGTGCCCAGCCAACCCTGTATGCCAGTATCTCATCCGCACTGGTCAGCTTTTCCAGCTCCTTCTTCATGGTGCGCTGCCGGACGTGGATTTCCATCCCTTTGGTGAACATCGCCTGCTCTGCCGCTTCACTCAGTGCTATAAGCTCTTCTGCTGTCACCGGCACATCATTGTTTTCCGCATCCGTCCAGAAAAACGCCTCCGGCAGTTTCCCCGCTTTCGCTGCCGCCACCGACGGCTCAAGACGCGTCTGCGTTGACTTCCCGTAGTCCCATTTACGCCCATTGTGCTCAAACGTGTAGTTCGCCGCTTCCATCGCATTACGCCAGGCGTTAATTTCATCGCCCTTCATCCCTCGCGCTTTCTCCGCGGTCAGCAGGTCCGTGATTTTCTCCCCGTCAAAACCCCAGCGCCCCGAGATGTCAGCTTTGCGGTTTTCTTCCGTATCCGCCACCTCCACCACACTCTGGTTCACAGGCCACAGAACTGACGCCACCCTGCTGATGCCGGTAATGACCCCGGCACTGTTATAAACCACCTTCAGCGTCTCTGCTGAAAATAACGACTGACACTCATACCAGTCCTGACCATCCTCTGATTTCAGGTACATCGCACCCGGCACATCCGGATTTTCCGGCGTGTATTGTCTGAAATTCTTTATGTGCATCTGTAAGTCCTCCCGGTTACATGTCTGACAGGTGATGCGCTTTATAATGAAAAATACTCACGCCCCGGCGCTCCTGACGACACATACTCACCCACGCTGACTGTACGCCACTGAGAACCATCAAATGTCACCTGAAGCGGCCTGTAAGATACCCTGTCAATAAGGGTTTTGTTTCCGTCGTTGTAACCGCCAATCCCCGTAATCATCGCACCAATATCCAAATCCACTGCCCATGTAGTGCTGTCTGTTTGCGGCGCATAAGTCTGTTTATTACCCAGCCTGATACCCACAACCCGGCTCTTCCCGTCTGATGCCCCGGGCGGCCCCATCGGCCCGGTTTCTCCACGCTCACCTCTGGGACCGGGGTCGCCTTTCTCCCCTTTCGGTCCCTGCGCTCCCCGCGGACCAGCGGGACCTGTTGCTCCCGTTTCACCTTTCGGACCCTGTGCTCCGGGGTCGCCTTTCTCTCCTTTCGGACCGGGAACACCACCTCCTGCTGCAGCCTCTTCTGCCTTTGTTTTCGCTTCATTTGCCACATCCATTGCCGCCTTCACGGCCTTCGGCGTGGCTGCCTTTGTTTCGTCATTACTGCCAGTATCACTGCTTAACTGCACCACACCTTTCTGCGTCGTGCTGGCATCCCGCTGGCTGACCGTATCCGGTTTGTTTTTTGTGCTGTAATCCACCCGCCAGTGGAAATACCGTGTGTCGCCGTAAACCGTACAGGTACAGACCGTGCCATTAATAAACCCCGTTGCACCGTATTCGCCAATGGTGACCCGGACTATGGCAGCCTCATACGTTCCCATCACCTCAATGACACAGCCACCCAGATTGAGTTTTCCCGGTCCGACATCCGTGATGACTTTATTCATTGACGCAGGCAGTGATGCCTTCATCATCCAGTAAGGCTGGTCAAATGCCCCTTTTTCTTTCAGCCAGGCAACAAACTCGCGTGTTTTCCATTCACCGGCCCCCGTATGAATGTCCCGCCCGTATACTCTGGCTGCTCCCACGGTGTTCAGAAACTTCACCTTATCCGGGATATCGTCACCGTTTTTCGCTTTCTCCAGGCATCCGTCCGCTTTGTCCATTGCCGCTTTCACCGCTTTCGGGGTGGCTGCCTTCGTTTCATCATCACTGTCCGTTGCGCTGCTTAACTGCACAATTCCCTTCTGTGCCGTCGTCGCATCAGCCACATTTGCAGCGCTGCCTGCCGGACCTGGCTCTCCACGAGGTCCCTGAGGTCCGGTCTCTCCTCGTTCGCCTCTCGGACCTGCAGGACCAGGTTCACCTCGGGGGCCAGTCTCCCCACGCTCACCTCGTGCTCCCATCGGTCCCTGTGGTCCGGCTTCTCCTCGTTCACCTTTAGGACCTTGCGGGCCTGCAGGACCTCCCGGATCACCTTTCTCGCCTTTTGGCCCCATATCCCCCTGGTCCCCTTTAGGCCCCCGCTCTCCGGTATCCCCCTTCAGGCCTGGTATTCCCTGCGGTCCTCGCTCCCCCTGTTCGCCCTTCTCACCACGCGGACCAGCGGGCCCTACAGCCCCCTGAGCACCAATGTCACCACGCTCACCTTTCGGCCCTGCGGGCCCTTGAGGGCCCACTGGACCTGTTTCGCCTTCAGGACCGACATCCCCCTTCGGACCAGTTTCTCCCTGAGGCCCCCGGGGCCCCCGTGCATTCTCAGCCATACGTCTGGCCTCTTCAGCACTGACAGTGGCAGCCTCTGCCCGCTTAAGGATCTCTCCGGCGCTCTCCTGCGCCAGCCTGGCCTTTTCAGCATGCTGTCTGGCTTTTTCTGCATCAGCTCCGGCGGCTTTTTCAGACTCTCCGGCACGGGTCGAGCTTTCCTCTGCATTCCCCGCTGCTGTGATTGCACGGGTCGCGGCCTCAGTAGCATCAGTCGCTTTTTGTCCGGCTTCAGCCGCCCTGCTGGTTGCCGTCTTTGCACTGTCAGATGCACTCTTCGCACTGGCTGCTGCACTGTCTTTTGACTGTGTGGCCTGAGTGTTTTTTGTCGCCGTGTCTTCATTCAGGCGACGAATAGTGGCAAGGTCATCAGCCACATTATTCTGTATCTGCCGGAAATCTGTCAGCAGCTCTCCGGGTATGCTCACCTCAACAAGACTGCGGCGTAACAGCATATTGAGCGTCACCGTACTTTCGGTCCCCTCAATACGCACACGTCCGTAGACAGCAGTCTTCCCTTTCACCGTCACCGAAACCGCATACTCCCCCGGCTCCATCGTCATTCCGTAATATCCACCTTCACGGGTCACTGCCGACGCACTGGTGCCGCTGAGCGCATCCGGTGAAACTGTCAGCGCCGTCAGGGTAATATTTGCTCCTGATATCGCCTCACCATCAGGAGATTTCAGCGTCCCCGAAACAACAACACTCACACTCCACCTCCGTTAAACACTTTTTTACGGGCAGACAATGCACTGTCTGCCCCCTGTTTGATCCCAAGTTGCTCAACAAAACTCTGATAATGCTGCGCAGCCAGCCCCGATTCTGCACCACCGGCAGCATCCTTACTGAAAGCACGAAACAACATCCAGTCCACCAGTGGGTTAACATAAGCCTCTTCCAGTGGAACTGGCGTATCATCGTCCTGCGTCAGAACATACACTGCCTCCGGTATCCGGCTTACCACCGCATCAATACTTATCTCTTTGTCAGGGGCAGGAAACAGCCAGAATACGCGCGGGAACAGGTCGTTGCTGATAAAACATTCAGGAATGCCCTTCATTGTGGGCCACTCAGGATACTGCGCATCCAGCACCTCCCGGGATAATGGTCTGACTGCACTACCGTCACTGAGGCATATCACGTCAAGAAGTTGTATTACACCATCGGGCAAAACCTGACGGGCGCCAGGAACACAACTGATTGTTTCCAGGCTTGCGCCAGCATCCGGTCTCGCCAGAATCACTGCCCTCACCGCATCATTGTAATAATCGCACAATTCCTGCAGGGGCCAGCGAACCATCATCGGGTCAACCAGTTGTGTATTCACACGTCCGATGATTTCTGTAATCGTCGTCATCAGTAAAACCTCTGCCTGCGTACAGGGTTGCGGTATGAAGAGTACGGGCTTGTCGCCAGTGTATGACGATATGCCCGACGGATCCCCTCAGAAAACTGCACAGAAAAATACTGTGCGCGTGACGGGTCTGACCATGAAACACCAGTCTGCATGAACAACCGCTCAAGTGCCCCCGCAGCCACTTCTTCAGGCCATGTGAGGAGTTCATCCGGTATCTGGCTGCGTCCGGCTTTCGGAGCGACGGCATAAAGCACGCTCACCTCACCGGGAGAACAGGCAAATCGCAGGGAGCGTCCGGAGCTGATATCCACATCCCGACCGACAAAAAGCTCATGATTATCGTCAGAGATACGGATGATATGAACGCACTCCTCATCATCTTTGTCATACGGAAGCACGATTTCTTTTCCTGCCACCGGTACAACAGTAACCTCCCGACGGCACACCAACGACTGGCGGCTGAATGCCACGGCAGCCATTGACAGAGCATCCGTCATCATAATGTTCAGTGGACCGCTGATATGACGACGGACATATGGTAAAAAATCACTCAGTTCCGCCATGCTGTTCAGTCTCCGCAACACGACGGCAAAATGCCTCACGCACCCGGATACGGAATGCCTCAGCCGTTTCTTTCGGGTCTTTGTGAATATCCAGCTCTTCTGCCTCACACAGCGTCGCCAGCCGTGCTGAGGTGAGCTTACTTAAATCCACCTCCTGCCCGTTAACAGAAACAACAAAACTGTTCTCCGCTTCTGCCCGCGCAGCAAGCACTCTTTCCTGCGCCTGCTGTGCCTGCCGCAACTGCTCATTCTGTTGTTGCTTTTTCAGAACATCATCAAGCTCTTCATGACGAACCCAGACATCCGGAAACCCCAGCAGTTGCCAGGCCATCGCACTGTCAACATGCACCGGCTCAAGACGTGGGAACAATGTGCGGCTTCCGGTAATGGTGTCCTTTTTCACGGGTTTTGGGCCGATATAGACAACGGCAATTTTCTCACTCATATAATTCCCCGGATAAAAAGCCCGCATGACGCGGGCCGGAAGGTTTTAATCAGTATTCCACCACGGTATAACGCAGCAGAACATTCAGGGTGCCGGTTGCAGCGGCAGTCTTAATGGTGACAGTAACCAGCTCCCCGTCACGCTGTGTGGTGTACGGCTCCACTGGCACATATCTGGCAAATTTTGCAGAAACAGCTTCGCTGTTATCGATGAGAGCATGCTCACCGGACTTAATGCTGACGGTTGCAGTACCCAGACCACCCGTTGAAACCAGCTGGAGTGAGTTGATACGGATGCCCACTGGCAGTGAGAGAAGATGAATAACACTGTCCGCTTCCGCAGCATTCACCGTAAATACGCCTTCTGCCACCGACTCATTACCGTGCGTACCCGTATAGACCGTTCACTCAGTGACGGGGCAAGGATAGTCTTTGCCATAATTAATGACTCCTGAAAAAGCCGGGCGAAAACCCGGCATGGGGAAAGGAAAAAATCAGAGCTTCACTGCTGTATCAACGGCAATCACGCCGTGATCCTGCATCTTGCCGCTCTTCTCGGGGAAACGGATTTTTTTCAGACCGTTGATCCAGCTGATTGCTATCTCAGTACGGTTATCCATATCCGTTTTCTTCTCAACCATGTTGAAGTGACCGCCCGCCTTCTGACCGTAAGCATTTGCCAGCGCCTGAGCCCCCAGTAACATGGCGCGGTCAATATTGGTTGCAGCAGCGACCTCTTTCGTGGTTGCCGTCAGGTTATTCTCTGATACCAGAACCTTTGACCCCTGATAGAAACGGATCGGCATACCCGCATACTTACGAACCAGGATATTGCGCCACATCGCACATTCACCTTTGAACAGCGGATGATTAAAACCTTTTGCACGGTTCACGGCACGAACCATCATCTGGTTCCAGTCCTTACCGGACGTCGAGGTGTACCAGTCATTCCACTGACGCGGCGTGACGTACAGGACGTAATATGGATCTTCTCCGTGAAGTTCATCACCGGACAGACGAACCGGCTGTAACGGATGCGCCATTTCGTCAATGAACAGGGAGAGATTGTCCACCAGGCCAATAGAAAAAATATCTGCCGCTTCAATCTGCTCAAAGCTTGTCGCATCACCGCCAAAAAAGTGACGGTCATGTGTCGGAGGCAGTACATCGTTGATCATGATTTTTTTGAATTCAGGGTGCTCCGCTGTCGGCAGAATAGTGTCGTCAGCAACAAAATCACCACGAGCTCCGGCAAGATGCACTATCGCACACTGGTCCTGCAGGTCATTAAAGTACGTCCCCAGAAGCGTTCTGGCAGAGGATGCCAGGTTAAACTTCGTGCGCTGCTGACTCATACGTCCGCCTGCATCCACCAGGTGACGTCCCTGATTGATTTTCAGGGAGAAGTCAGCATGGCTGAGATCCTCACCACGACCTTCAACACGCTCATCTCCCATCGTCGGACGTTTTGAGAGCTTGTGCATGATGCTGAAGGTCACTTCATCACCGGCCTGTTTGTTAAGGTCTGTGATACGGACAACCGGCGCACCTGCGCTGGTCTGCTTCGTGCTTTTCTTGTCCGGCGAAACCGCTTTTGGCGCTTCCTGCTGTTCAGTAAGGATATTAAACCATCGAGCGGTTGCGGTTGGCAGCAGTAAAAAGCGCCACCTGATACAGCTTATTCGCATGGGCTGATGTTACAGTCGTCATTACTTCAGTACTCCTTCAGTAAGTTACCCGAGCTTCTCCAGAAGTGCGTCTATTTCAGCATTCGTCATACCGCGCATAATCGCCTCTGCTCTGAATGCGAAGCGCCAAGTAACCGTTCAAAATTATCACCGGTTCCGACGGAGGCCGTGGTGCCTAAATCTGACGGGGAAGCTGGTACTGCCTGCTCCTGTTCAGCGGTCTTCACTTTCTCTTCCGCCGTTTCCGGATATCCGTTTTGTCTGCCTTGTTGTCAGCAGACGACTCACTGACTTCACCGAAAGCAACCTGCGTACGACGGGCCACTTCAGCGAAACGTTCAGTGAGCGTTTTGTCTTTCCATGCGGGTCATTCTGGAGCTTCCCGTCGATGGATACAGCAACCGAGAAGCGATCCGGATCGGACTCCTGCCACGTTTTCAGCACCGGCACGGCATTCATCGCATCAAGAACCGGTGATAAATCCTCACACCATTACCTTCTTGCCTGCTGTGTTGATTGCTGAACACGGGACTGGAGATAGTTATTTTTACGGATGAGCGAAGCCACCGCGTCACCAATTTCCGGATACATCTCCCTGATACGGGCAATCTGCTCATCAGAAATTTTTTCGTTTTCCGGTAACGGTGTGGGCTTCATACCGGCCTGGTGGATCTGAGACGTCAGCAGTTCCACCCTGCGTTTTTCTTCAGCTATCTGCCCACGAAGAAGTGCGGCTTCCTGTTCGGCCCGTTGCTTACCGGAACGTTCAGCCTCAAGGACTTCATAGGGAATGACGTGTTTACCGTCGCGGGTGAGCACCCCCTTCACTTCCGGCTCCTTCACGTCCTGCGTCTGCTCCACACTGGCATCCGGCGTCGGTGCCACATTGTTTATCGCCGTCTGAGTCTGTGCTTCCTCATCCGCATTTTTTCCGTGTATCTTCCGTCACGACGTCCTGTGCGTGACTGTCAATATCCACATCCCCAAGTCCTTCCAACATTTTTTCCAGTTGTTCCGGGGTTTCTTCACCCGTAAATTCAAAATCCAT